TGCAGGGTGCTGCGCCATCACACAACAGCACTTTCTTGTACTCATCAAGCTGCTCCTCATCTCCCAAGGCGCCGTGGCGCTTCAGGTACAGCTCTTTGAGCACCTGCACGTCTCCCAATCTCTTGCCTTTCAAGCCATTGATGTTGCAGCAGTTGTCGCGGTACATCGCCGAAAAGAAAGCGTGGAGGCAGGGGACCTTGTCAAACTCTTCACACATGCCAGCAGCATACAACGCCACGCTAGTCTTGAAAGCGTCGCCTTCCAAAGGCGTCACTGACCATGACTTGGTGGTGAGGATGCGCTTCACGTCCGGAAGCATGACCGTCTCGCCCGCCGACTCCGCCGCCTTCCCGTTTTGAACGAGGACGTGGTACCCGACAAACTCTACAAAATCCGCTGGTGCCGTTTCGGCCACGAAGCGCAACTTCGGCGCCCAGCCCCAGCGCTTGAAGAAAGCCGTCACGTGCGTAGCGATGTCCTCATCACCACGACCAAACGTGTCGTCTCCCTCCCAAGCAATCCTGATCAGATAGCGCTTGCCATCTCTTGCCGACTGGTAGAACAGGTCCGCTCCCTTTGAGCGGAGGAATGAGCTGAACGCGGCCTTGAGGTCCTGTTCGCTCACCAAGAACACGAGCCAAGCGAGGAAGTTCTGGAGCCAGTTGCCTGAACTCGTTAACCTGTCGCCCGACTCGCGCATGGTGCGCGGCAGTTTGATCGTAAGCATTTGTGTTGCGCCACACTCGTCCTTGTACATCATGCACCACGTGGCCTCGCCTGTGCGCGAGTCCACTACTGCACGGAAAAGCTCTTCGCCCGATTCGACGCCGACAAAGTCGGCGATGTGTTTCAGAACATCAACCTCGGCCTGCTTGAGAGCGGCAGAAACGCCAAACTCGAAGCTGGAAAGGTCGTTCATCATCCACGAACCAGATCGCATCTTACTCATCCGCTTGCAGAGGCTAGTGATGACCTCCCGTTTGTCCCGGTACTTGATATTCGATTCTATGAACGCCTTCTGCATCACGTGCTCGAAAACCCACGCGACCTTGGCGATAGCGCCGACGCGCTTGTCACCGTGGTTGGCGATGGGCCTGGGAGCCGCCTTCTTCGACACTTCGTCCTTGACGAAAGCGCCGACGCGGTTCGTGTATGCCTTCGTGTTCATATAGTCACCGAACGTAAAATCTGTTTCGTTAACTTCGGCCAGGATCTCATCCATCATCTTCTCGCAATCTTCAGGCGTTTTGCGTTTCTGAAAGCACTTCTCAAAGCTCTCATACTCCAGCAACGCCGCTTTCATCTTCGTTTGCGAGAACAACTCGTCTTTGATCAATCCGACGAGCGCTTGGAGCTTGCGTTGCTCCGGCTTGGTTGGCTCATGACGGCCTACATCTGCCAGCTTGCCGTCAGCCTGTCTGTTCCTGAGAGCCTCGGCTGCGATCAGGTTGGACGGGTGGTTGGAAAACAACCGCTGCTGCACGTCAGTCATCTGAGGGAAACGACTGCGCGCGAGACGGAGCCCGATATCTCCAGCACTTTCACTGGTGTTCTTAACCGTTGCTTCGGACCCCGCGGGTGGGACGACAACCTCAGAGATGAGTTTGTCGCCGCTTGAGTGTGCACCGCGCTGTTCCCAGATCGTAGTGGCGTCTTCCGCGTCAACAAGTGCCCCGACAGGAAACGAATCACCCTCTATCATGCCAGCGTGGCTAGACCAAGAAGTGTTCGGTACCCTATTAAAGCAAAAGGTGCTCAGACAGCCCCCACGAGGGTTAACACGCGAGCTCTCGGAAATGATCGCCTTGTACCCAACGCGCAGCAGCGCGCGCGAGTAGTCCGGATCCAGATCCTTAACTCCGAGGACATTCGCCAATGACATGTTCGAGTTCGGTGGTTTGCCCGAAGCAAAATTCGCCGTCTCGCGCTTCAACGCCAAGAACTCCGCATCACGAAGTAGGGTTGTAGGCAAAACAACGGTCACCGCAGTAACTGTCTCGGTGTCGAACGCATGGTCCCAGCACGCAGCTCCAACGCGGAGCCCAGAGCTAAGAACTTGCAAAGTAAGACTTCCCTCAACAGCACTCTCAACCATGCCCTCAAGCAAACCCACGTCGTTCTTACACCCGGCGCATTCGGTGGCGATACCAAACGTACGCTTCAGATGCTTCCCAGCGACTTGGGGCTTACTGAGGATCAGCAAACTTTCATGGTCACACACGTAGCACAATGGGCGCTCCAAGGCACCCAACATCCAGCTCCGCGTGCGGTCGAGGTGTAGCAGACAATTATTATAATCTAAACTGTCCCGAGCCGTGACTTGCTCGCATTTTG